GTTGTTCCACCGGCGCTGGAAGATGTGGCGAACTATCTGATGACGGCTGAGCGCTTCCCGGACAACACGCCCAACACGTACAAAGGAACGGCGGAAGTGCTGGTGGTGCCTGAGCTGAAAACCGATACCGAGTGGTTCCTGCTTGATAACGCGCAGTTGATGAAACCGTTGATCTACCAGGAGCGTAAAAAGCCGGAGTTTGTCGAGCAGACGGACTACAGCAACGACAACGTCTTCTCTCGCAAGAAGTTCAGATTCGGTGCCGAAGCGCGAGCCAATGGCGGTTACGGCTTCTGGCAGATGGCCTACGGCTCAACGGGAGTAGACGCATAATGCCAATCCAAATCACAGCACGCATTGAAGGATTTCGCCGCTGCGGCATCGCCCACAGCGCGAAAACACGGACTTATCACGATGACGAGTTCACTGCCGCAGAGCTGGCGACGCTGGAGGCCGAGCCGCAGTTGATCGTCGTGCGTGTCAGTGACGAGCAAGAAACCGCCAGTGATAGCGCGGCGCTGTCCGCCGCTCAGGTGCGCATTGCTGAACTTGAAAAGACGGTGCAGGAACGAGAAGCCCAGTTAACGGCTGCGCAGGACGCCGTTGCGGCGCTGACGGCTGAGCGTGATGCGCTCCATGCTCAGTTAGCCGCAGCGGCAACGGCAGATGACGGCAAGGCGAAGAAATAATGTACGCGACCCGCGATGACATTGTGCTGGCGTTCGGTGAGCGTGAGTGTGTTTCGCTCACTGACCGGGATTTCGCCGGTGAAATCGACGATGACGTACTGACTGGCGCGCTGACCCGCGCCAGTGCCGAAATCGACAGCTATCTCGCCGGGCGTTACCCCGTTCCGTGGAATGACACACCTCGTATTTTGGTTGGCCGCTGCTGCGATGTTGCCAGGTATCTGCTGTGTGGGTCAGGCCAGATGACAGATGAAATCCGGGCGCGTTACGAAGATGCGATTCGTTACCTGGAGCGCGTCGCGGACGGTCGCATCACGCTCGGTCGTCTGCCGTCAGGCGACGTGGTTCAGCCATCAGGAACCAGCACGACATTTACGTCGGCCGGGCGTTGTTTCGGTCGGGATTCAACGGGTGGGGGTGCATTTTGAACACCATCAAAGACATTGAGCTGGCAATTATTGACCGACTCAGGCGCGGGCTCGGGCGGATTGCGCCGACAGTGTGCTCTTACGGCGGCGAGCTGGACGGCGAACCGGCTGAAATCACCCGCGCGATGCCAGCCTGCTGGGTCACGTTCGGCGGTATACAGAAGACTGAAAACGCGAACATCGGGAAGCGTAAATACAAAACACACGGCCGTTTCGTAGTGATTGTCGGTGAACGCAGCGTGCGCAGTGAAGAAGCGTCACGCCACGGTGGTGCGCGTCTTGACGAGGTCGGCACCTACCGGATGGTGACGGCCGTTCGCCGCCTGCTGTCAGGGCAGGATATGGCCGATGCCGGTCTGCGTATCCAGGCGCTGATGCCTGGGCGCGTGCGGACGCTGTTTAACGCGAGCCTGAAGGACAACGCGCTTTCGGTTTTTGCGTGTGAATTCGACACGGCATGGATGGAAGAGGCGCTGGAAAACGGCAAGTGGCCGCTTTCTCGTGTGGCTCCCTTCCACCCTGACAGCGTTTTCAACGGCTACGCAGGACAGGCTAGCGAAGACGACCCGGACTGGCTGAGAACACACTTTAGCTACGACATTCCACAGACCCCGGCCCGGCCGGATGCAGAGGACATCATCCATGTCACAGATAACAGTTAAGGCAGCTACCGGCGTGCGCGTGCCGCGTGAAGAAAATGCCAGGCGTTACATCACCGATGATACGGAGGTGCAGGTAGAGCGCACGGCGTATTACCTGCGACAGATAGCGGCGGGCGACCTGCTGGAAGTCAAGCCGGTGGTGTCCGGGCCGAATGTGAAGACCAAAGCGGAGGCAAACAACGATGGCCAGCCCTAATGTCACGTTTTACGAAATTCCCGGTAGCACACGCAAACCCGGCCGCTATTTCGAGTTCAATACCCGTCTGGCGGTGCGTTCGCTACCGGGCAATCAGCAAACAGTATTGATGCTGGCTCAGATGCTGCCGACCGGCACACAGCCGCCATTAACGGCCGTCGATGTGTATTCGTCAGACGAGGCTGAAACCTATTTCGGCGCGGGTTCGATGGCACATCTGATGGTGGTCAGTGCGCTGACCTGTTACAGCTACCTGCAATTACAGGTTATTGGCATCAGTGATGCTACCGGGGCGCAGCCCGCTACGGGCACGGTCACAGTGACAGGCCCGGCCGCCGGTAACGGCACGATGAGTGTGTGGGTTGGGACAACCCGTGTCAACGTTGCAGTGTCAACCGGTGACACCGCTGCTGCTATTGCAACTGATATGGTGGCGGCGCTGAATCAACAGGCGGCGCTACCGGTGACGGCGGCGGCGTCAGGCGGCGTCATTACGTTCACGGCCAAAAATAAAGGCGCGGCGGGTAATGAAATTGTGCTGCGTGCAACGGCAACTGCGTCGGGCGTCAGTGTTGCAGCAACAGCAATGACCGGGGGCGAAATTAACCCGGACATCGCACCCGCGCTGGCACAGGTGTTCTCAGCCGGTCATAACATCATCGTCTGCCCGTATGCCACACAGGATGTGCTAACCGAGCTGCGTTCGCACCTGGACAATGCCTCCGGGCCGCTGGAGCAACGAGGTGTTATTGGCGTCACTGGCTGGAAAAATTCACTGTCAACAGGTATCACGCTGACGTCCAGCATTAACGCGGGACGGATTACGGCGGGCTGGCACCGCGACTCTGTCTGTACCGTTGCACAAATCGCGGCTGGGTATGCCGCAATGGTGGCGAGTGAAGAAGACCCTGCGCGGCCGCTCAACACCCTGGCAATGTCGGCGCTTGACGTGACCGCGCTGGCGTCACGCCCGATGCGCACCGAGCAGGAAAAGGCGCTATACAACGGCCTGGCACCGTTCGAAATCGGCCCCGGCGACACGGTGCAGATAGTGCGTGCCATCAGTACCTATACCAAAAGCGCCGCCGGTATTGACGATGTGGCTCTGCTGGATATCACAACCATCAGAACGCTCGACTATGTGCGTAAAGCGTGCCGTGAGCGCATCACGCTGCGTTTCCCGCGCGACAAGCTGAGTTCCCGTACGCCTGCAAAGGTTCGCAGTGAGTTACTGGATGTGCTCTACAAGCTGGAAGAGCTGGAGATCATCGAGAACGTCGATGCGAACAAAGACGCGCTGATTGTTGAGCGTGATTCGCAAGATATGAACCGCCTGAATGCTGCCATCCCTGTTGATGTTGTGAATGGGCTGCATGTGTTTGCGGGCCGTATCGACCTGTTGCTGTAACTGACGGAGAAAAACAATGGCTATTGAGGAATACGTCGGGTCAATCGTTCTTGAGATTGACAGCCGTGAGCTGGAATGTACTGACCTGAAGGTCACATCGAAGACAGGCCGCAAGCTGGTCAAAACCATGAACAAAACCGGGCGTGCGAAGGGCTTCGCTCGGGGTATCGCTGAATATCAGCTTGCGGCAACAGTGGTGATTCCGCTTGACGGTGATTTGGATTGGGATGGTATGGAGGGTGTGAAAATCACGCAATACCCGCTGTCCGGGTCGGGCGGTAAACGCACCACGTACATGGACTGTTTCACGACGGACGTCGGCGCGCAGTATTCGACAGACAACGAAGCGAAGCGTGATATCACGTTTCAGTGTCTGCGTGTGGTGGAGGAATAAATGGCTCAGTTACTGCACGGAATTGAAATCGACGGCCAGCTTCACTTTGAATTCAGCGCCCGCCTGCCGGTGATTGGCGACACTGTTGATGCGCTGGCTGTGACGCACGACGCACGCGGTACGACAACTGGCCCGGCCGCGTCGCTGTTCTATCGTGTTGCAGTCACATCCAGCGTGCTGACGCTGCCGGGTGTCGATGCTGAAAAAATCACGCCGGAACTGCTGCTGGAGCAGTTGTCTGACGATGATTTTGATGTGATTGACGCGGAGATTGAAAACATCAAAAAAAAGCGGATGCGCGAGAATCCCAGCTTGCCGGATACAGAACCGCCGTCCTCGCCCTCGGCCGCTACGGCATCACAGAAGCAAGAATAGCTGCTATGACCCGCCCGGAACTGGACGGGTATCTCAACGCACTGGCCGTTCTGAACGGCGGCAAACCTGCCGCCGATAAGCAACAGTCAGGTAGCAACACACGCGTTATTAAGTCGATGAGAAAGAAACGCAACAAAAGAGGCAAATAAATGGCGCGCAATCTGCAACTGGCGTTAACGCTGACCGCGAAAGACACTGGCTCTCAGGTGCTGAGAAAAGCGATGGCCGACGCGGTGACCGCGACGAAAAATGCTGAACGGGCATCAACGGAACTGGCTGCCACGCAACAGAAAGCAAGCAGCACGGGTATTCAGGCATCGCGCGCACTGGTGTCTGAGTTTCAGCGTGCTGCAAACGCCAGAGAAACGCTCGGCATTCGTTCAGAACGGCAGATACAGCGCGAGATACAGCAGACGATGGCGGCTTACAACCGGCTGACGCGTAGCGGCATGTTGTCAGCGAATGATCAGCGGCGGGCATTTGCAGCGATGACTGAGCAGTTGACGCGGCTGCGCACGGAGCTGAACGGTACGGCTAGCGCGATGGGTAAGTTCGAACGGTTGCGTAATGCAGGGTCGAATGCGGCGGCTATGGCGGGCGGTGTTGCTACAGCTGTGGCGGTGATTAAAGACCCGGTTAAGCGACAGATGGCGTTTAACCGCCGTAATGCTGAGATTGCGAATACTGCGTATAACAAGCTCTCTCCAGAAGAACGAATCCAGAAAATCCCTGTTATTAACAATGCAATCAGAGAGGCCGTGCGGTATGGCGGTGGAACACCGGAATCGGCGCAATCAACGTTGAATACGTTGTTTGCGGGTGGGCTGGATGATGATGTCGCAATAAAGATGCTGCCTGACATTACCAAGAATGCAACTGCGTCAGGAGCTAACCCAGAGGAATTAGCCAAAATTGGTATCGGTGCGATAAAAAATTTCGGCATAAAACTGGAAGACCTCCCCAAAGTGTATGACAAGGTGATCCGCTCGGGTGAGAACGGGAAGTATGAACTGTCGGACATGGCGGGCTCCCTGCCGAAAACAATGTCTAAGGCGAACGCAGTAGGCATGTCAGGGCTGAATGACCTGGATAAGTTGCTGGCGATGCTACAGGCTAATGCTGAAACGGCGGGAGAGAATGGCGCGGCATCAACCAATGTTGACAACCTGCTGGATAAATACACCAGTTCGGATACCCAAAACGCACTCAAAAACTACAAGTTCCGAATTAAAGGTGGCAAGCCATTGGGTTATACAGATTACATGGCTCAAAAACGATTGCAGGGGGTGAGTGCATCAGATGCGTTTACAGAGGCCATTGATGGGATTGTGTCTGGCGATAAGCGCGTTCAGCACCTGCGGGCCGAAGCAAAAAAATATAAAGGCACTGATAAAGAAAAGGATATTTTAGCGGCGCTAGATGTCGTCGTTTCGTCTATTACATCAAAGATTGTTGCTGACCAGCAAGCGGGGATGGCACTCAAAACCAGTATTCTGAAACGAGACTTCATCAAAGAGCAAATCGCGGGGACGAAGGATGCAGATGGTGCGGGGGCCGCATCATTTGAGGTGGTGTCCTCAACACCTGACTATAAGTCGCAGCAATTTGAATCAGAAAAAATATTCTCTGAACAGGATGCAATGAAGCCTGTCGCAGATGGGTATGCAGACCTGATTACAAAACTAACAAAATACGCTAGCGAATATCCCGCTCTGACAACAGCACTGTCTGGGGCAACCACGGGGATTAAGGCGATGACCGACGCAGCAATGGTGTTCGCTGGTCTGAAATTTCTGTCTGGCGGTGGTGTCTCTGCGCCACCCGTACCCGGCCCGGTTCCGGGTAGTGGTACGCCAACGCCTGCGGGGGGCTGGATGGCGCGCTTCGGTGGTATTGGCCGTCTGGCCGGAAAAGTCGCGGCACCGTTCATGGTGTACCAGGCGGCGCAGGATGCGCCACTGGTTCAGGTTGAGCGCGGTGATGCGGCCGCGCGTGAGCGGCTACAAAAGAGCAACTACAAAAGCGACACTGAACGCATGAAAGACGTGCTCAAGGCGCAGCCTGGCGCGTTGGATGCGTGGGATGAAGTCAAAGCATGGTGGAGTAAGCCCTCAACCATCGGACAAGGCGCGGGCGGTGTCACACCGTCGTATCTGATGCAAATCCCCCAGCAGCCGGTTGCCACCCCTGCGCCGCCGCAGCCAATAACGCACGTTACCCGGCTGGAAGTTGACGGTCGTGTGCTGGCGGAGGCTGTGAACGAGTACAACGGCCAGCAGGCGGTGCGTGGCTCTGTCGGGGGTGGTTACTGATGGCCTGGGCTGACAATTTGCAGGACGCGAAGTTTCGCGGTATCCGGTTCGATGTTGTGAACGTCAAGGATGGCGAACAGCGCGACATTGCCCAAGACGAATACCCGTATATCGACGGCGCAGACGTCCGCGACATGGGCGCAAAGTCGCATTCAGTCAGCCTGCGTGCGGTGTTTTGGGGTGATGACTACGAAAGCCGTTTGCAGACGTTTCTCGAAGCGCTGCGCAAGCGCGGGGCTGCGGAACTGATACACCCGGTGTTTGGCTCGATGCCGACAATGCAAGTCGCAGACTGGAGCGCAGAGCATGACGCAGACAGTATCGATTACTGCACTGTTGATGTGCAGTTCGTGCAGTCAAAGCCCGGCAATCCGTTTTTTGTGACTGATTACCCGCAATCCAAATCTGACGAGCTGTTCAATCGTTCGCAATCGCTGATCGACAGCACGAACTCACTGATGGAAAACGCCACAAAGCCGTTTCGTACAGCCAAAACGATGATGAACAAAGTTAAAGGGCTGACGAACGGCGCGTTAAACATGATTGCGGTGTTCCGCAGTGACATTTCTGGCTTTGTTGGCGGCACGACTGATTTTCTGAATTACCCCGGCGCGTTCCTGAGTGATTTGCAGTCTGCGCTGTCGCTGAAAACCGGGGCGTCAAAATCCAGTCTGCATTCATCTTACGTGGGTAACTACAGTGGGGAGAATGCGGCGACGGAACAAGCGGCAGCAGCAACAGCGTATACAGCATCGCCAGCGGTTGTGATGTCCGACTGGTCAAATACGCAAACTGCGCTGACGGCGGTTCAGACTCTGCCGACGGATATCATGACCGGTGGTGTTGATACGGCAATTGAGATGCCGCCACAGCTCACGACGGCGGATATCATTGAGTTAATCGTTGTCGTTACCATTGTTGTTGCAATCGAAGCAGCGGCAGAAGCAGCGGGCGTGCTGGAAGATGGGGCTATCACCGCAGTATTGACGCCGGATGACGTCGAAAAAATCACCAGCGATACGCGCACGATGATCCAGACAGCAATTGACAGTACGCGCACCGCATTTGAGCCAGCGATGAACGATATCAGCAGCAGCGAGCAGCCGACCGGGCTGACATACCAGCCTGTTATCGAGCAGCTAAAAGCCATCGCGCTGCTGGTGCAAGAGATGGCGGCGGCGGTTATCGAATCGAAGCCGCAGCTGATCAAGCGCACTGTCGCGGCCACTGGCAATCTGCACCTGGTGGCACATTTGTGGTACGGCGACTATACGCGCGCGGACGAATTGCAGCGGTTGAATCCGCAGGTGCGTGACCCTAACGGACTGGTCGCGGGGGACGTGCTCAATGCCTACGCAGAGTGATAACAACACCGTATCCATCATCGTCAACGGCAAAGCGCACAGCGCCTGGTCACGCTATCAAATCGACAGTGATTTTCTGGTTCCGGCTGACGCATGGAGCGTTAGCCTCGGATTGCCTGGCGGGACATTCCCGACGGGTATCACACGTGGTGCGCCGGTACAAGTGAAAATCGGCAGCGACGTGGTGATGATTGGCCGCATCGACCGCATTCGCCGTGCCGCCAGTAAGCGCGGTCTGACGCTCTCGCTGAGTGGCCGCGATAACATGTCTGTGCTGGTCGATTGTGCCGCCCCGCTGCTGACGTCGCGCCAAATCGGGCTTGAAGAAGTGATCGCTCAGGTGGTTCGCCCGCTCGGCATCACAAAAATCAGGCTGAATGCTGAAAGCTCAATCCGCAACGACAAGGTCGCTACAGAGCCAGGCGAGCGCGCGTGGGATTTGCTGCACCGCGCCTGCGCTGGCCGTGGCCTGTGGCCGTGGTTTTCACCGGACGGCACGCTGATGATCGGCGGCCCGGACTACACCGCGCAGCCTGTTGCGACACTGATTTTGCGTCAGGACGGTAAAGGCAATAACGTGATTCAGCTCGACGACGAAAGCAGTGACGACCGCTCGTTCTCAGAGTTGACGTTGCTGGCACAAGGCCACGCGCACACGACAAAGTCAAAAAAGTTAGGGATTGTCGATGTTGATGGCACATCGGCCGCAACCGTTTCTGATTCTGATGATGATGACAACAACGATGATGACGAGCTGGACATGTACACCGGCACTGCTGAAACCGGTCTACACGGCTTAAAAGCAAGGGCGTATGACCCGACCGTGACGCACTATCGCCCGCAAATCATCGTGTGTGGTGATGCAGAAAGCCAACAACAGATGGACTACCGCGCACGTAAGGCGATGGCAGATGCGCGCCTGGCGGGTTACGACCTGACGGCGGTTGTCGCTGGGCATCGCACGTCTGATGGGAGGTTGTGGGAGCCGGGCCAACGCATTCATGTCATCAGCGATGTGCATGGCATCAACGCTGTGTATTTCCTCATGGGGCGTGAGTTTGTCGGCGGCAGGCCGGATGGGATGCGCACAACACTGAGGCTGAAGGAAGACGGCGTCTGGATACCTGACGCGTTCCCGCGTAAGAAACGCAAGCGCCGCCGCAAACACAAACAGGAGCTGGGGATCGTCGATGTGGGATAATGTTGAAGCAAAAATTCGCCGTGCAATGAACAGCGTCAGGCAAGCGTTTAGAGTGCGTTTATCGCGTGTTAACAGCGCCGGGCCAGTGCAGACGTTTCAAGCTAATGGGCTGGCCGGGGAACAGATTCAGGATGCTGAGCTTTTCCAGCACTACGGCTTCACGTCGAGCCCGCCGCCAGGCACGATGGGGATTGTGATCCCGCTCGGTGGCAGAACGTCGCATAGCGTGGTTGTCGCCACCGAGTCGGCATCCTACCGCATCAAAGCACTGGCGTCCGGGGAGGTTGCGATTTATACAAGCGAGGGTGCAGCAATTACGCTGAAAAAAGGTCGCATAATCACAGTTGATTGCGATGAATATCAGGTCAACTGTAAAAAATATATTGTCAATGCGAATGAAGAGGCGGATTTTAATACACCGTTATTAAAGGCCAGTGAAGAAATCACAGATAAAACATCAACGCTGAGCAGCGTCCGTGAGATTTACAACAACCACAATCATCCGGACAGCTCTGGCGACACAATCGGCACACCAAACCAGTCAATGTAATTCCAGTAATACCCACTGAACCCCATCACATTATTTCTACCACGCCATGCGGCCATCATGGCCGCATGGATAATTTATTGAACCCGACAACAGGTGATTATACCGGCACGGCAACGGCTACATTGGCTAATGCTGTGTATATCCGGCTCATGACCCCGCTGGGGTCGTGGTGGGCGGTGCCGTCGCTGGGTTCGAAGCTCCATCTGCTGACGCGCGAAAAGAATGTCAGTCGCGTCTATACGCTGGCTCGTCAGTACGCTGTCGAAGCATTGCAGCCGCTAATCGATGATGGCCGTGCGACGACGATAGAGGTCGCTACAGACGCGGGCGATAACGGCTGGCTGATTCTGATTATTGATGTGACCGCGCCCGTCGGGCGTGAACTGTTTAAATATCCGGTAAGGGTGAGTTAATGGCGTTCGTGACAGATTCGTTTGATGAGACGCGCGCAAAAATCCTGGCGGATATTAAAAATTTATTGCCATCAGCTGACGTGTCTGAAGATTCGGATTTTTATATCCGGGCATCGTCGGTCGCCAGTGTTATTACCGGGCTATACCGCCATCAGGCATGGATTGTGCGGCAGATTTTCCCGGACACAGCCGATACGGAATATCTCGAATGGCACTGTCGCCTACGGAATATAACGCGCAAGGCACAAACAACAGCGGCGGGGATTATCTCTGGAACGGGTGAGCCAGGTGCGACGGCAGATGCTGGGCGCACGATAAACCGTGGCTCCCTGTCGTATACAACAACACAGGCTGTGACGGTAGGCGCTGACGGTAAGTTTAGCGTCGCTGCCGTTCCCACTCTTGCTGGCACGTCGGGCAATACCACGGCAGCAGTAACAGGGACATTTACAAGCACGCCGCCAGGGTTCGACAGTACGGTCACAATAGGTTTGATGGCAGGTGGCACGGAGAAAGAGACGGATGCTGAGATGTTGGCGCGTCTGCTTGATGTTATTCGCCGGCCACCTGCCGGTGGCAATAAGTATGATTACAGACGCTGGGCAATGAGTGTGGACGGCGTTAGTGCAGCATACGTTTATCCGCTGCGGCGGGGTCTTGGGACAGTTGATGTGGTGATCACGTCGGCAAACGGACTGCCGAGCGCTGAAGTTATTAACAATGTGCAGGCGTATATCGACGATGTAAGGCCGGTTACAGCAAAAAGCACAATGATATTAGCGCCGACCCCCAAGCAAATTGATATTTCTGTCGCAATTAGTGTTAGCGGCGTAACAGTGCAGGTGGTTACGCAAAATATCCGCGATGCGTTGACGAGTTATTTTAACACATTAGAGCCGGGCGAGTCATTTATTCGAAGCCAGGCCGAGATGATTATCTCACAAATTAGCGGGGTTGCTGACCGCGCAATAGTCAGTCCGGCCGGGAATGTCGCTGCGACAGTAAATAACGATATTGTCGAGTGGCTGCGAGTCGGGAATATAGAGGTGACGATGCTATGAAAGAGCTGCTGGCATTATTGTTACCCCCGGTTTCATATAGCCCCAATGCAGAGCGGCTGTCAGCTGAATTAACGGCGGAAGGTAATGCGTTGTCTGCCACAAAAGCAAGGGCAAGCGACGTATTAGGCGCAGTCACCCCGCTGCGTGCGAATTCGATGTTGTCAGACTGGGAGCGCGTTCTCGGCATCACCCCGGCATCTGGATTGTCGTATCAACAGCGTCTGGAAGATGTGTTGATAAAAATCGCCGAAACCGGTGGTCTGAGTATTCCTTATTTCAGGGGGCTTGCCCGGAAAATGGGATATGACATCACGATTGATGAGCTGATGCCGTTTCGGTGTGGCGTCAGTCGCTGTGGTCAACGGCTGGCATCGACGAACATCCGATTTGTTTGGCGCGTTAATGTCGGTTCGACAGCGGTCAAAAAATACTATTTCAGAACCGGCATTAGTCGCTGCGGTGAGCGATTAATGTCATCGCGTGACGCAGTTATTGAGTCTGTGTTTAACGAGCTTAAACCAGCGCACACCCTGTGCGTTTTTGATTATGAGGAGGCTAAATGAGGCCATTAATTCCTGTCACGACGCAGTCATCGGACGGCATTTTCTATGATGAAAATCAGATTACGGGTGCTGAGGGGACAATCGTTGATGCGGCATTCATGAATAATGTGCAGAGTGCTGTCCGTAGCGTCCAGAGTGAGATTATATCGATACTGGCAACAGCAGGAATGCAACCTGATCAGGCGTCAGTTAATCAGTTGATGACAGCGCTTGATGGGCGGTTTTTAAAAGCCCCAAGCGCTGCTTTGACCGGGGTGCCGACGGCACCGACGGCGAGTTTTGGCACCACATCAACGCAAATTGCGAACATGCTCGCCGTGCACGCTGCGAAAGCCTCGTTGTCCGGTGTGAACTCAGTGACTGGCTCGAACACGCTAACGCCGGCGGCGGCTGGATCACTCGTCTATATGACCGGTAGCACGACGTTCACCACAACGCTGCCGGCCGGCGATGCAGTAGCGCTGGGGCAGACAATCCAGTTGGTTAACTACTCAACGCAGCCCCAAACCGTAGCGACAAGTGGTGCAAACATTATATACGGCGGGCCTGTTTTCGGATCTCTTGCAAGTATGTCACTGCCACCCGGCGCGGGCATCAACCTCGTATCCCGCGGGAGCGGTGAGTGGGATATCATCGGCGGTTCTGGCTCGACGCAGTATGCGGCTGGGCTAAATTTTGTTTCCCCTGTGCTCTCAGGGACGCCAACGGCTCCCACAGCAGCGCAGGGAACAAATAACGGTCAAGTTGCAACGACAGCTTTTACTGCGGCGGGGCTATCTCAAAAGCTGGATATCAGTGAGGTTGTCGGCATCCCGCTGCCGTGGCCGCAGGCTACGGCTCCATCGGGTTGGCTCAAATGCAACGGTCAGGCGTTTGATAAAGCCCTTTACCCGAAACTTGCAATTGCATATCCGGCCGGTTCGCTGCCGGATTTACGCGGCGAATTTATTCGTGGTTGGGATGACGGGCGCGGCGTGGATAGCGGGCGTGCAATTGTCAGTCGACAGAACGCGACGGGACTGCGGACGGGCGCAATGGATTATAACGGCAGCGACGTCGATAGTGCAGGAGTGTATATCGGGATCGGGTATGCAGATGCAGACAGTTCGACGAATACAATTAGCTTTACAAATCAAGGCTATCCGAACGGCACGTTGATGGCGGGCGGTGCTGGGAAAGATAACGGAGTTTCGGGCAACGCAAGCAGTACGGTGTATTCTGGAGGTGTGAACTGGATAACTGTGCGCCCCCGGAACATTTCTTTTAACTACATAGTGAGGGCGGCATGAGCGAAAAATATTCAGTTGCTGTACAAACCGCAGATATAGGCCAAAACGGACTGGCTCAGCGTGCAGGCTGGCTGACGGTTTACCACGTTGATCCGCTAACGCGCGAATACACTGGGGCTAGTTATGAGTATCTAATGATAGGTACTGGGCTTCCGGCTGACAGTTATGCGGATGCACCTATTCTGCCAGATTTAGGTCTGGCATTACGCAGATCGGCGGACGGCAGCGCGTGGGAGCATGTGCAGGATTATCGCGGACAGACTGTTTATCGCAAAGCTGACGGCCAAGCACTGGTGGTGCGGGATATTGGCGCGCTGCCGGACGACGTCACTGTACTGGCACCAGCCACTGCGTTTGATGCGTGGGACGGTAAACAATGGGTGACAGATACTGTTGCGCAGCAGTCGGCAGCAGTTGCAGCGGCAGAACAAGAGCTGGCAACACGTAAAGCGGCAGCGACAAGCCGCATCAATGAATTAAATTACGCAGTAACATTGGGGATGGCTACAGGCATAGAAAATGATGCCCTGATTGCATGGCAGGCGTACATGGTGCATTTGAGCCGAATTGATACATCAATCGCGCCGAATATTGACTGGCCCGAAACTCCGATCTGATATCGCTGCAAAAAGTTTTGCATAATGCAAAAGGCCGAATTAACGGCCTTTTTTGTTGTGTAAAATCCATCGCTAAGTTATGCGAAAAATTTCGCCGCGCTACAGTGGCGCACTGAATTGCACCATCAGCGAGCCGCGGATTAACGGCAGTACCACTAACCGCTCCCGGCCAGGGTCAAGGCGTTCAAACAGATAGCAAAGCTGCTGGTATGCGTAGCGTTGTACCTCGTGACAACGGCGGATCATCTCCTGCTGTCCTTGTTCACCCAAACGGCACAACTGGTTCCACAACACCACCGCCGACAAACCGGGACGCGAGCCGGATAACGTTGCCTCACCGCTACCGATATAGTTCGGGCGATTGAGTGCCACCGCGCGATACGCTTCAGGCAGCATCACAATGCCGCACGGCCACGGCATACTTAACCATTTGTACGGGCTGGCGCAGATGGAATGCAGTGATGCCGCCTGTGCATCAACCGCCAGTTGACGCCCTTCCGGCTCCGGCCAGAACGGCAGATAATTGGACGACAACGCCCCGTCCATGTGCAGCCAATAGTGGCGTTGCTGCGGGGTATTCGGCGGCAGTAATCGCCGCAATTGCGCCGTAATCTGCGCCCAGTCGTCACAGGCACCGCTAAACGTCGTCCCACTGGTCAGGCAGATAATCACCGGCCGTCGGTAGCGATGAAAAAACACCACCAGTTGCAACAGGCTCTCTACGTCCACGCGCCCGGCATCATCGCAGGGAAGCACCTGTGGCCAGACACCGCCATTAATCGGGCAACACCCCAATGCCGGACCGGCTTGTGCGGGGGTTGCCAGCTGCAATACCCGGCACGCCTTGGCCAGTGAGTAGTGGCTGCGCTCGGAATACAGGACCACGGGCGCGTAGCGCGCATGCGCAGTGGACGGCCAATGGGTGGTCGCCGCGCCACACAGAAAATCGCGCGCATTCCACAGCGCAAACAGGTTGCCTTCCGTCGACCCCATCGCCGTCAGGTAACCCCAGTACGGCGATGGCAAACGCCACAGTTGGGCGTAATACGCCAGCACCGCCCGTTCAAAACGCTTGCTGTTAACCTGATAAGCACCGGGTTCCATGCTGTCTCCCAGGTTCAGCAGGTTCATCTCCAGCAATGGACGCAACCCGGCATCGAAGCCACCCTGTTGGTTGGTCTGAAACCCGGCAAAATGCCGTTGCTGCTCCTCCATGTGCGCAATGTAATCGCGCAAAATTCGCCTTCGTACCACATCATGCAGCCCATCGGCCAAAATCGTCAGTTCATCAACTGGTTGCATATCCTCCACCCTTTGCTCATGTCAGCGATAAGAGCAGAGTAAGAAATCGCCCGCTTCACGAGCGCGGCTGTTCAACGTGGAAATACGGCGAAATGCGGGAGAGAAGCCACTGGGTGACACAATCCGGTCAGTTAACGGGCATACCACCGCGCCTGTGAACAACTTCACAATTCATTCCAAACCAAAACTATGAAGATTTACTGAATAGTTATTGCCAAACCTGTTATCGAAACCCGTTAGCGTGAGCCTGCTCAAAACTATTAAAAAATCTATTCGATCCAGATAGTGAAATGGCATTTCGCTTGTTGAAGCGTTCGATTTTTACACTAAAACTGAGTCTGGTGACCGGCATGCATGGACAGCTTTCATCTACCGGCATACCGGCCAACGTCCACTACGGGCGCAGGGAAAAACTCATGCCCACAAACTTATTGATGGTTTAGAGAAAAGGAATACAGGCTATGAAATCACTCATTACCCCGATTACCGCTGGACTGTTACTGGCACTCAGCCAACCCGCGCTGGCTGCCACCAATACCGGCGGTTACGCCGCAACAGCGGGGGGCAACGTGACGGGTGCGGTCAGCAAGACGGCCACATCGATGCAAGATATCGTCGATATCATCGCAGCAGCCCGTCTGGATGCTAACGGCAAAAAGGTGAAAGGCGGCGCGTACCCACTGGTCATCACCTATACCGGTAATGAAGACTCGCTGATCAACGCGGCGGCAGCCAATATCTGCGGCCAGTGGAGCAAAGACCCCCGTGGCGTGGAAATCAAGGAGTTCACCAAAGGCATCACCATCATCGGCGCTAACGGCTCATCCGCTAACTTCGGTATCTGGATTAAGAAATCCTCTGATGTGGTGGTGCAAAACATGCGTATCGGCTACGTCCCGGGCGGGGCTAAAGATGGCGACATGATCCGCGTGGATGATTCGCCGAACGTCTGGGTTGACCATAATGAATTGTTCGCCGCCAACCATGAGTGCGACGGTACGCCAGACGGCGATACCACCTTTGAAGCCGCCGTCGATATCAAAGGGGCGTCAGATTACGTCACCGTTTCCTACAACTACATCCACGGTGTGAAAAAAGTGGGGCTGGACGGTTCCAGCAGCAGCGATACCGGCCGCAACATCACCTATCACCATAACCGCTATAACGACGTGAACGCCCGCCTGCCGTTACAACGCGGCGGTCTGGTGCATGCTTACAACAACCTGTACACCAATGTCACCAGTTCCGGTCTCAACGTGCGTCAGAACGGCCAGGCCTTGATCGAAAACAACTGGTTCGAAAATGCAGTGAATCCGGTGACATCCCGTTATGACGGCAAGAATTTCGGCACCTGGGTGCTGAAAAACAACAACATTGCCAAACCGGCTGACTTCTCGACCTACGGCATCACCTGGACGGCGGACACCAAACCTTACGTGAATGCGGATAGCTGGACCTCCACTGGTACCTTCCCGGCGGTGAGCTATAGCTACAGCCCGGTTAGCGCGCAGTGTGTGAAGGACAAACTGGCTAATTACGCCGGTGTGGGTAAAAACCTGGCCACGCTGACCAGCGCCGCCTGTCAGTAACCCAGCAATCAATAACCCGGTAATCGAGCAGGCAATCGCCTGCTCTTTTCCCGGTATGGATCAGCCTGCCACTCATCTGGCGAATGAATTTACTAATCGGCAGGTTTTTAATTATTAAAGGTTATAACCAGCAGGTCAGAACTCCGTCCACAAAGAGTGACGCCTGTCAAAATTTGAAAAAACATAACCATTACTAATAATGAACTGCCGTTTCACCTATTGAAATGTCGTCTTTTTGAGCTAAAACTGAGCACAGGTTGATGCATGCGATTCGGTTTTACTTATGTGTACCCTGCATGAGTTGTGTGACTGAACGGCAGTTAATGCCCCTGCAACATGAAGCATGACGGGAATATCGCGGCTGCATCAACCACCAATAAGGGCATGTGGAACGATAAATGCCCATTTCACATTTTTTTAAAAACAGGAACACGACTCATGAAATCACTCATTACTCCCATTGCCGCCGGTCTGCTGCTGGCATTCAGTCAATCCAGCCTGGCTGCGGATACCGGCGGTTATACCAAAACGGACGGTGGTAACGTCACGGGCGCGGTTAGCAAAACGGCTACGTCCATGCAGGATATTGTAAATATCATCGATGCCGCCAAAGTGGATGCCAACGGTAAAAAAGTGAAAGGCGGTGCCTACCCGCTGATCATCACCTATACCGGTAACGAAGACAGTCTGATCAACGCGGCAGCCGCCAACATTTGCGGTCAGTGGAGCAAAGATGCCCGTGGCGTGGAAATCAAAGACTTCACCAAAGGTATCACCATCATCGGTGCCAATGGTTCTTCCGCGAACTTCGGTCTCTGGATAGTCAATTCCTCCGACGTTGTGGTACGCAACATGCGCATCGGCTACCTGCCAGGCGGTGCTCAGGATGGCGACATGTTCCGTATCGACAACTCGCCGAACGTCTGGCTGGACCATAACGAGCTGTTCGCGGCAAACCACGAATGTGACGGTACCAAAGACGGCGACACCACCTTTGAATCCGCCTTCGACATCAAAAAAGGTGCTACTTACGTCACCATCTCCTACAACTACATCCATGGTGTGAAGAAGGTCGGTCTGGCGGGCTTCAGTTCTTCTGACAGCGCTGAACGCAACATCACCTACCATCACAACGTTTACAACGACGTTAACGCCCGTCTGCCGTTGCAACGCGGTGGTAATGTCCATGCGTACAACAACCTGTACACCAATATCACCAGCTCTGGCCTGAACGTCCGTCAGAATGGCAAAGCGCTGATCGAAAACAACTGGTTCGAAAATGCGGTAAGCCCGGTAACCTCACGCTATGACGGCAGCAATTTCGGTACTTGGGTACTGAAGAATAACAACATCACCAAACCGGCCGATTTTGCGACTTACAACATTACCTGGACAGCCGACACCAAGGCTTACGTCAACGCCGACAGCTGGACGTCCACCGGCACCTACCCGACTGTGCCTTACAGCTACAGCCCGGTTAGCGCCCAGTGCGTGAAGGACAAACTGGCTAACTACGCCGGTGTTGGCAAAAACCTGGCAACACTGACCAGTGCAGCCTGTAAGTAATACGTTCCCGTCAGCCTGACTGACCTCTGGAACGTCCTGCGCCCGGCAAAACCGGGCGCAGGACGCATGATTGATTCAGGGCGGGAGAGCCATCATTACTCACCCGCCTTTTGTTTGACAGCACCTTGCTATCAGACCGAACACGCCCCGGCATAGGGATCAAGCCATCATGAAACATACCCTTTTATTTACATTGCTATTCAGTACCTGCGTGCTGACTGCTCAGGCCGTCAGCACCGCCGCCCCTGACCTGAAAGGATTCGGTACCGAGACGGTAGCCGGCAGCGGCGGCAAAGTTATCCGCGTCACCACGCTGGCTTCCAGCGGTGCCGGCTCGCTGCGCGAAGCATTGGCCACCAAAGGCCCGCGAGTTATCGTGTTCGAAGTGGGCGGGATTATTGACCTCAACGAGCAGGACATTCGGCTCGCCGAGCCTTACGTGACCATTGCCGGGCAAACCGCGCCGTCACCCGGTATTACCCTGGTCAAGGGTGGCATGATGATCACCACCCATGATGTCCTGATGCAGCATATCCGTTTCCGCATTGGTGATAACGGCCACGCCAAGAAGAGTGGTTTTGAGAAAGACGTATCGTTGTATGGACCGAATGCCTACAACGTCGTCGTGGATCACTGTAGCTTTGCCTGGGGTACGGATGAAAACCTGTCGGTTTCAGGCCCGCGTTACGACGGCCAGTCCGGCACCGCCCATAACGTTACCTTCTCGAATAACATTATTGCGGAAGGTCTGTACGACTCCAGCCACTCCAAAGGTATCCACTCGATGGGAACGCTGGTGCACGATAACGTGACCAACGCGGCGATCATCGGCAACCTGTATGCCCATAACAATGAACGCAACCCCTGGTTTAAAGGTGCAACCACCGGCGTTGTGGTCAACAACCTGATCTACAACCCAGGAATTTGGGGTATCCGCATCGGGGCGATACAAAGCGAGTGGGAAGGCCGCTCTTTGCCGGTGAACGCCAAAGTCGCGATCGCCGGTAACGTGATGTATTACGGTGCCAACACCAAATCCGATCTCTCACTGGTCGGCAGTAATACCACTGGCGGCGATGTCTGGATGAGCGACAACCTGGCCTTCGATAAAGCAGGCAAAGCCGTCGCGCAGACCTCCGGTACGGGCATTAACCTGCTGAAGTCCGCCCCCGTTTGGCCCACCGGGTTGACGGCGCTCAGTTCCTCGTCGGTAGCCAATCAGGTAACGCAGCACGCCGGTGCGCGACCGAAAGATCGTGACGCGGTGGATAAACGCATCGTTAACGACTTCCAGAAACGTAGCGGCACCTTCGTCAACAGCCAGAGCGAAGTCGGTGGTTATCCTACCGCGACCGCGACTACGCGTACATTGACGGTACCATCCAGCGGTGTGGACAGTTGGCTGCAACAAATGGCGAAAGACCTGGAATAA